GAGATCGAGGTTGGTCTTGATGATGCCCTGACCCTCCAAGCCTGGAGCGATCTCGTCCGGCTACGCGCCGGATGCCGGTGTGAGGATTGTACAGGCGAGCAGCCTTTCAATAAGCTAATCGCTCACCATCTCAGCTATAAAGCCAATACGCTGAGGAACGGCAAGTGCCTTTGCCGATCCTGTCACGCCAAGATTCATTTTCGAACCCCCGAATACCGTAATAAGATGAGTGCCGTCCATCGCGCTCGCCCATCCGAGAGCTACCCTCGCGGTTGGAAGCAAAGCGAGGAAACTCGACTACGACGTTGCGCTGCTCAACAAGCCCGACGTCAAAAGGAGAAGGTAAAGTGATAAATATTCATACGCTCAAAACCTGGCCGTTCGTCGTCCTCGTCCTGACCAACCTCGCAACGTGGCTCGCCACGCTGGGCAGCACGGTCAGTCCTCATAACGCCTACCTGTTCACGGCTGCGAGCGCCGGGGCATACGCTCTGGCTCGTGGCTTTGCGAAATTCAACTCGGACACAGGCGACTTCTGGAAGACGACTGAATTCTACGTCGTTATCATCGGTGCAATCGTGGCAGTGCTCGGCGCGACACAGGGGCACGTTTCGGACAACCTGATGAAGGAGCTGCTGGCGGGCCTGACGTTCGCCTCGATGATCGCTCGCGGACTCGCGCTCGCGCCTGCAACACAGCTGCCGCCGCAGGCTTGACCTCGAGTCAGATCGCAGCTAATCTGGCTTCTGTCGGTCGGTGTTGAAGCACATGGAGGGTCGGGCTCACCCCCGGCCCTTCGTGTGTTCTAGGGTGAATAACCCGCTTATATAAGCGGAAGTTGCACGCTAGCCGGGTCTCGGTCTACCCTCTCCGACCACATGGCCCTTCCGAGCAAGCCGCCCACTGCCGAAATCGGCGCTGAGACCAGCGCCGGCATCGCTCTCGGCTCAAATGGGCGGTTGATGCCCTGGTCGATGTTCATTGACGACCGGGAGTACGTGCCAGAGCTGTTGTGGCCCAACTCGGTTCGGATCTACGACCGGATGCGCTCAGACAGCCAGATCGAGGGTCTTTTCGCCGGTCTGACGTGGCCGGTCACTCGTTATAACTGGTTGATCGACCCCAACGGCGCCTCAGACGAGATTGTGGCCGGCATCTCGGAGGATTTGAGCCTGAACATCATGGACGATCAGCCCAAGCCAATGCGCCGGCAGCGCGACCGATTCAACTTCACCGAGCACCTGCGGGATGCCCTACTGGCGCTTTATTACGGCCATTACGCCTTTGAGCAGGTTGGGGAGATAAAGTCTGACGGACTGTGGCATCTGAAGAAGTTGGCGCCACGCGAGCCGCGCACGATCCTCCAGATCAATCAGGCGCCTGACGGCGGACTGATCTCGGTCCGGCAGTCGATCAATCCGCTCCCGATGGGCTTGGGAAACTTCCCGGAGATCCCGGTCGATCGCCTCGTCTGGTATGCGTGGCAGAAGGAAGCTGCCAATTGGGTCGGCCGCTCGATCCTGCGAAGCTGTTATCGCAACTTTGTGGCCAAGGATCGGCTGCTGCGGATCGACGTTATCAACCACGAGCGGGCCGGTGGCGTACCGGTCGTAAAGTCGGCTCCCGGCTCCAATCCCGGTGAGATCGCGGACAATGCTGCTCTTGCGCAAGCGTTCCGGGTCTCCGAGCATGGCGGCGGGGCTCTGCCTCCAGGGGCAGACCTTGCTGTCGTGCGCGGGTCGAGCAGCGACGTTATCGCTTCGGTTGACTACCATGACCAGCAGATGGCACGTCGTTTCCTGATGATGCTGATGCAGCTCGGGCAGACGCAGACAGGATCGAAAAACCTGGGTGAGACGTTTTGGGATTTCTTCCAGCTCGGCCAAGAGGGTGTGGCCGATTGGTTCGCCGGGATCTTCAACCAGCACGTTATTGAAGATTGGGTGGACTGGAATTTCGGGACCGAAGTACAGCAGGTTCCCCGCCTCATATGGGAGCGCACGGAGGAGAATCAGTCGCTGTCCGTTCAGGGTCTCGTGCAGTTGGTCGATTCAGGTTCGATCGTCGTTGATACCGCTCTTGAGGAGCAGATCCGCGATCGTTATAACCTGACGAAGAAGATGGAGGGCGCCCCCGCTCCGCGACCGCCCGTCACCGTGCAGGCAGATCCAGCCGAAGCCGCGAAAGCCGCTGCCGACGCTGCGCCTGCTCCCGCCGCCGATAATAAGCCTGATCCCAAGGATGCTCCGCCAGTGGCCGCGATGGCGGGGCGGGGAGCGGCGGGCGCTGACGAAGCTGATTCCCTCGTCGTTTCCGACCGTCGCTCCCCATATATTTTCGACCAGGAGGTAATGTGATGGCAGGTCAGATCCATGGTGGCAACGCAAGCAATATCGAGCCGCCGCAGCAGAACCAGCACGATCCGTTCGCAATCGGCCCGCAGCACATTCCGCAGGCGCCTTATCCATACCCGCAAATCCCGGTGACGCTGCCGTGGGCTCCGGGCAGTACAGGACTGGCGCCGCGATAATGGGCTGGATCGGAGTCATCATCGTGATCGTGATCGTGCTTATCCTGCTCAGAGCGTTCCACGTAATCTGATGCCTACGACAGTTGAGATAACTGACTTTGTGACGGTTGAGAACCAGCCGATCGTTATGGTCGGCATGGATTTCCCGATTTCGACCGGGACGATCTCTGTCACGGAGGAAGATCTGCTCGATGCTGTTGCAGCTCAGGACGATCCCGCCGTGAAGGCGCCGCGCCTCAAGCTCGGCCACGGTATCGTCGGCACGCTCAACGCGGTTGAGGATGGCGGCGGGTTCCCGGCCTTCGGCCACCTGGAGAACCTGCGCTACGAGCCGGAAGATATGACGCTCTACGGAGATTACGTGGACGTGCCGGCGTGGCTGGCTGAGATAATGCCGACCGCATACGCGAATCGATCGTTTGAAGGCGCTCACAACGCCACGACGGTCACGGGTAAGAAGTGGCGACTTCTTATCACAGCAGTTTCCCTGCTCGGCGTCAGCTGGCCGGGAATCTCCACGCTGCCAGATCTGATGGCAGCATTCAGTCCAGAAGGCCCGGAGGGGGTGACGGTTACGCCAGTTATCGAAGCTCAAGCAGCAGTCGATGACGTTCGACGGTGTTTTTATGACACCGTTGCCATTGGCGATCAATACTGGTGGTGGATCCGCGATATGCTGATCGACCCGAACGAGCTGATCGTGGACGATGACGACGGTGGTCTCTACCGGATGACGTTTGCGATCGCTGACGACGGCGAGGTTACGCTGGGCGAGCCGACGCCGGTCAAGATCGAGTACGCCGATGTTTCGGCAAAACAGGCGGTAGCTATTGCCGCGCAGGGCATGGTCGCAGGGCGTGGCAAGGCGATCGCTGCCCATTATGACAACAGGGCAGCGTCCCGAACCAAGGCCACGCGAAAGGAGAACGATAAGATGGATCCCAAGGCAATCGCAAAGCGCCTCGGGCTCGATGACGGTGCCTCTGAGGAGGATATCGTCGCCAAGCTCGATGAGCTTCAGGCAGCCAGCACGGTCACGCCTTCGGGTGGGAACCCGCCGGCCGCGCCTGATGGCGACCCGGAGGACTCGGACGATGATAACGACTCCGAGACCGACGAGAACGACAAGGAGGGCGAGACGGAGACAACCCCTGCAACTGAAACGCTCCAGCAGCTCGCCGCGAAGCAGGGTCTGGCAGTGGTTGATAAGGCCACGCTCGACACGATCGCGGCCGGCGCGAAGGCTGGCGCCGATCTGAAGGCTGAGCGCGACAAGGACACGCGAGATCGTCTTATCGCGGCAGCTGTGCAGTCCGGCAAGATCCCGCCCGCCCGAAAGGATCATTACGCGAAGATGTATGACGCGGATCCAGAGGGCACGAAGACGCTGCTGGCCGAGATGGCCTCAGTGATTCCGCTCGGTGAGCGCGGCGCTGCTGCGACCAGCGAGACCGACGCAGGTGGCACCGACGACTACGATACGTCGTGGCTGTCGCCTCACGAGCGCGAGCGGATCGCCGCCGCGCAGGCCGCGCCCGGTTCCGGTCGCGTTATCACTGAAAGGGGTGATAGGTAATGCCGAGCAACGAATGCATCCCGTATTATGACGAGGGCGATGAGCTTACCGTTCACGCGGCAAACGCGCTGACCGGCAAGCGATTCGCACGGATCACGGGACGACAGGCTGGCAAGCGTGCCGGTACCGGTATCAATGCCGGCCTGGACACGTCGGGCATCGGCGGCAACTATCTCGCTGACGTTCCGGTTGGCGCTGAGAAGTGCCACGGTGTTGTCCAGTATGACGTCGCTGCTGGTGACAAGGTGACGCTGCTCAAGCAGAAGATCCTGCCGGTGACTTGTGGGGCAACCGTGACCACAGGATCGGAGGTTGAGGTTGACAGCCAGGGACGTGTCGTGAACCTCGCAGCCGGAAAGGCCGTTGGTCAGTGCCTATTCGGGAACACAATCGGTCTCGACGCCGATATCTTCGTCTACTAAAGAGAGAGGAGGACAAATCGTGAATAAGATGATGGACTTTGATCTTCCCGAAGGCGTCGTATCGGCCGAGAGCTTTATCATGGCTGCTCCGAACCCTGGAGCTGTCGTGAACCCGCTCGGTCCCCCGACCGTTTCGGGCACGCTCATCACCGTGGATCTGATGCTGAATCAGCCCACGAGGATCACGCGGCTTATCTCGGATCTCACCCTTCAGCGATTCTTCGCTGATCGGGTGTTCCAGAGCGGCGGCGGTGTCACTGGTGGCGCTGTCGTGTTCGATCCGGTGGCTGCCAACGATCTCTACGCCGACCGTGACGTGGAGCGCGTGTCGCCGGGTGGAGAATTCCCGGAGATCACCTTCTCACGCAGGGCGCCGCAGGTTGCCACCGTGGAGAAGTGGGGCGGTAAGGTGCATATCACGGACGAGGCACGGGAGCGCAATAACACTTCCGAGCTGACCCGTGCGCTGCGCCAGCTCGCCAACACGATCGTCCGCAAGATCAATCAGCGGGCAGTGGAAGTGCTCGATGCGGCTGTCACGGCCAACTCGCGCACGCTCACGGGCCATTCGTGGTCTACGATCGTCGTCGGTGGCTCGTCGCAGTCGGCTGCAAACCTGTGGCCGGCGCGTGACTTCGGCGCTGTGCAGCTTCAGGCCGAGACGGAGGAGCTGGGCATCGTGTACGACCTGTGGATTATCAATCCGCAGGAGTTTCTGTCGCTGGCAACGGTCTACGGGCCTTATCTCCAGGAAGTCCTGCGATCGGCAGGCATCGATCTGTACGTGACCAACCGGGTCACGGCTGGCACCGCCTATGTGGTGGCGCAGAATCAGGTCGGGGAGATGCGGATCGAAAAGCCGCTGGGGACGGAGACGTGGCGCGAGCCTGAGCGGGAGATCAGCTGGATTCAGTCCAGCGTCCGCCCGCTGTTCTACGTCGATAACCCGTTTGCGGTTATCAAGGTCTCGGGGTTGACATAATGGCCGAGAAGACGATCAAGCATCTCCAGTTTTGGTACAACAAGGAGATCAGGCGCAACGGCGAGAAGATGTACGCCGAGCAGATCGCGTACCAAGGAGATACCGTCGATATCACCGATCCGCAGGATATTACTCGCGGTGAGGAGAACGGCGCGTTCTACTCCGACGCCG